TATCTGAATATGTTCTAGACTACCAGTAGAACCAACACCAACTCTTACTGCTGCCTTTGTTGGTAAGTAATATCCAGATCCAGTTTGTAGTCCAACCTTTACAATTCTTCCCGCTCTTGGAACACCACTTAGAAAATTAATTTTATTTGTGTCAGAATCTACTATCTCAAAATCAAGGCCTGGTGTTTGTACAATATTATTGATTAGAATAAACGGATTATTATTTACATCTACACCTGTGTTTACACTGTTATAGAGTGCAGTTACAACACCTGTATTTTCAGAAAGCGTAAATTGAGTTCCAGCAACGCCTGTGAAGTCTAATGATATATCATCTAATATTACGTTTTTGTCTTTCTCATCAAATGGGTCTAATTTTCTTGAAAATAGTCTACCAGAGAATGATGATCCTGTTTCTAATCCTACAGGGCCAGATTTTCCATATGGAGCATCTGTAAAGAATATATTATCTTCGACAATATTATAATCACCAGCAAACACAGAGTATGCAATACCAGCCGCATGACCAGCCTTCTGTGTACCAAAAGCACCTCTTTCTACAGCAATTTCAGAAGATGATGATGTGCTAAAAACTGGATAGTAACCCAATCCAGATTTGAAGATAATAACTTCAGATATAGTTCCAACACCACTTATAACTGGAAAGAAAACACCTTCCGTTGTTGGATCGGATGTCCCTTCAATTACAATTTTAGGTGGATCTGTTTTTGCATAACCTGTTCCTCCACTCAAAACTTCTATGGAACTAACTCCATAGAATGAATCGAAAGATGGTTTTAGGAGGGCTCCTGATCCAGGCGTAGTCCTTGGCATTTACTCGTTTCCCTCAACTAATGTTAATAGAACTTGAACAATAAACTCTGGTAACTCCAGTGCTATCGCGAATGACACTAAACGTTAGAATGTCTTCGTTTGAAGTAGATGGTGGAGGGTTGCCACCTACCCATCTAATTCCTGTTGCGATTGTAGCACCGTTAACTGTAACAGGATCACCATAAGTATATCCTAACCCTGCATTTATGATAAGTGTTGCTGTAGTTGCTTTACTATTCTCTCCACTTACGTTTGTAAATGCCCATGAAGTTATGGATGTTGTTGCAACACCACATATTACAGATCCTTGTGACACATCAATAGTAAATGTGCCGCCTGCACTTACTTGCATAACATCACTAAAGTTTCCTACAACCTTTTCAGTAATATCAGAATTGAAATTTACTTGATCCATCAAGGTAGTCGCACCACCTACCAAAACGTCACCTTGAACATCTAATCTACATGTTGGAGCGGTAGAACCTACACCCACATAAGCTTCTTTACTTACTACGAATGACTTATTATCTGTTACGTCTTGATCTGATACTCTTAATCCATGGCCATTACCTTTTGCAATCGCCCATATTGAAGGTCTTTCATTAGAAAAAGATGCAACCTCCATCTGTGATGTTGGAAGTGAAGTTCCAATGCCCACCATACCATCTGCTTTGATACGGAACATTGTTGCAGCAAAACCAACTTCAACAGGGCCATCTGTAATTGCACCAGGCTGTTGAATTGTTATTTTACCAATATCTGCATAACTTGTCGTTACAACACCAGTTGTATTAATATCAATATTGTTTGTGACACTCGCTGCAAGACCAGCAAGAACAGATGTTGATGCGATGCCACAGTTGGTAGAATACCCAGCAGTGCTAGCAAAAGAAACAAAACTTACAAGATTAGTACCGTCTCCGAACTTATCGTATATCTCGTTAAAATTATCATTAATCTTAATAGTCCCTGCCAATAGGGTATCGCCCGTCCCATCATTCGGAGCAGAACCAGTACTAATCCCTTGTTTAGCCATTACTTAAAAAACGTTTTCTTTTTATTTATAGTTAATATGGAGGGTTATCATCAAGAGTCACAGAAGTATCGGAAACTTTGATAACTGTGGAGTTTGATCTATTAGTGTCATAGAAGAAATTATTATCAACAGTATTTTCGATTTCTGCTGTTCTTGCGTTAACAAATGTAGCATCTCCTATCTGTTGAACCTTAACAAATTCGTCCTCTAATCTAAGAACATCACCTTTAGCAAGTGATCCAATTCCAGCACTAATAGTTATAGTTTCTGTATTGACACCAACAGTTTCGGATACTGTTACTTCCAGTCTCTTGTTTGTGAGTGGAGTTTGAATTATATTATCCACCATAATTAAAGCCTGTTTGTTAGGCTCAGTGACTGATAACACATGTGTACCAGTTCCTAATGAAGTAAAATCAAATGGTAATGATGTGGAGAATCCAGCAAGTCTGAATTTCAAATCATCTACCTTCTGAACAAACATTAAATCAGGCATCTTGTCTGCGCCACATTCTACAGGAGACAATGTTATATTATCGCCTGGAGTTACTCCACCAATATATGTCCCTGCAATAGAGATTGTATTAGTAGTTGCATATCCAGTTCCACCAGTAACAACACTTACACCAGAGATGTCTAAGTTGCCATCTCTAGTTACGTTGAATGTTGCTCCTGATCCACCACCATCATTAGTAGAAGGAATATTAGTATAAGTTGTTTCTATTCCAACTCTTGATCCTGTTGTTTTAGTTACAGGGAATGTCAAGTTATTTGCTGGTGTGGCACCACCAAGATATGTACCAGCAATACTTACGTTATCACCCACAATGTAATCTCTACCACCGTTGATTAGAGTGACAGCAGTAGATATACATTGACCAGTAGTTTGATCAAAGTCAAACTTAACTTGGAAGATAGAACCACTACCACTTCCTCCTGTGCCAGGAACACCTCCGTCTGCATTGCCAAATCCATATATTCTGAATAGAGCGCCTGGAGGATTTTCTGTTACGGCAGTTCCTGTTACGGGGCCTGGAATTTGAACATTATATCCATTCTCATACATTGCACTTCCACCAATACCAGATGTCACAACAGACATAACAATGTCCTTTGGCCCTGTAGTATGAGATGTAGTTGCAATACTTATCCTATCACCACCCTGAGTATTTAATCTAACTGGTTGGCCAGTTTGGAAATCATGGTTTTGTATCTGTATAACGTTAAGTATAAGATCTACGTCAGTGAATACTCCAGAAGCAGCAAATGATTTTTTGAATACTGGTTTTCCGCCAGTAGAAAGTTGGAACTGTTTACTACCAACTAGAGTTCCTGTTCTATCATGTTTGCCATTGAAACCAGAGGAGATATCATCCAAATTCAAGACCTTATTAGTCTTGTTCATAATGAAACTCTTGATTGGTCTGCCTTCTGGGAAGAAAATTCTTTGAACCGATCCATCAGGTAAAGGATCATCTTCAGTGACTATAGCAAAGTTATCTCTCTTGCCCATATACACATCACTATCAATATTCAATATCAAGTCAACTTTAGTGTCAACTGCTTGAACTTTCATGTTGGTGGACTTGGCAATTCCCACAGTAGGAGCATTTACAATAGGATCACTCTCTACAATAAGATCGGAGAACTCTAAGAAACCTGATGGGTGAACAATAGATTTTACAGACTCTTTCCAAGTATCATATGGCAATTTACTCTTGATTGAATAAGAGAACTTCTGGAAGTAGTAGTTATCAGATAATCTTTGACTGAAATCATTAAGAATACCAATATTCATGTCATTCTTAGAAACCTTGTCTCTAGTAACACCAAGAGTGGTATCAATGCTAAATTTGTTTACATCTCTTACCTCTCCGTTTAGTTTTGATATTTCACCAAATAAAACATCACCAGATACTAAAGTTCCTAAAGTATCTCTAAGTCTTAGTTGACCAATATTAACATTCCAACCATTCTCTGCTACGAATCCTTCAAATCTTGTAGATGTTACTTTTTCTCCAGATAAGAATTTAGCATCTTCAATGATAGTCATATTAAACTTCGCCATATCGTTGAAGTTTACGATAGATCCTAATGTAAAGTCATCGTCATATGTTCCTAGTGTTACTGTTGAAATGCCAGGTGCATTTGCCATATCAAACACAATAGTTGCATTTGATGTATTAACACCTGTAACTGTGTAGAATGAGAAGTCGTAATCAGCAGAGTTGAAGTTTGCATCTCCATTAAGCACTGAATCAGGTTTCAATCTACAACCCTCAACAAATACCTTGTCTCCTATAGCAAAAGGTAACTTAGTTTCGGTAGATGCAAATCCAGTTGTTACTGGTATATTAAATTGTGCATCTAATAACAACTCAGCAGTAACAGTAGTGCCACTATGAGTGATATTGTCTATATCATAACCATTTGAGTTATTAGTTGTAATGATACTGAGTGGTTCTTTAAATTCAAAGGCATTCTTGATTATTTCTACATTATCAACAGATCCACCTACCACATGTGCTGCAATCTGCACATTACTATTTCCTCTAACTGCAAGTGTGGGTGGTTGATTATATCTTTTTCCTCCATCGATTACTTGGATTTCATCCATCCTAGCAATACCACTTACTTCAACAATGGCGGGAACACTAAGGAATGGAAGTAAAGTAGGATCAGTCGGATAATCAAATCCATCTTTTATCCTTTCAATAAGATCAATCTTGCCAATATCTGGAGAAGATACTTTTACAATAGCATCTTTACCTTGAGAGCTCTGAAAACCAATAACTCTTGGTAATATGGTGTATCCTCTGCCTGGGAAGTTTATCTTAGTATTAAAGATAGGCCCCCTAGCAGTTGGAGAAGTTGTACTGTATGTGATCGTACTTACACCAGTTCTAGAAACAAATTTTTGAGATTCTAATGGTCTTTGCTTTAAGTTGAAACTGAAGTTAGTATCATCAGTCTTAATTATGACATGTTCGTTTCTAATTACAGTATTATTGAATGTAATGTTGTTTCTACCAGTTACATCAGTATCGGAAGATCCAAATGTCTTTCTGGCATCGGAAGGAACTACAGGTGTAAGATTATAGAAGGTTTTACTTGGCCAATCAGTATCTGTCTTAATAGTAACCGTAGCATCAACGTTTCCAGAGATTCCAGATCTAGTAATGTTAAATCCTGTTGCTTCTGTACCATTAACATCTAGTTTATTGTTAAAATTAATGTCACTAAAGAAGTCTAATCTCATATCAAGTAAACTTTGATCAGAAACATCAAATGTGACAGTATTACCAGTAGTGAAGGTAAGTGCTGGATTAATCTTAGCAAGGAAACTTAAATTGTTAGCACTCGATGTTGTTACTGTCGATATAGAGATTGGATTAGAGTCAAATACATCAGATTTGTACTTACACAATTTTATAAAGTCAGTATTTTCTCTAAGAACAAAATATGTCTCATTATTGATCAATCCATCGATTGTATTTCCATTATCATAGTAAACAACCTTATCGCCGCTCTGTAAATCATAATCATTGATGTTTATTTCAGTTAGATCAGCAGAAAAACTTGTATATGTAAATCCTACTCGTTTTGTGGTTACTTTAGCAAGAACTGGGTCATATCTGATGATTGTGGATTCAGTATCTTTAGGTAAAGCGTCTATTCTTATGATATCTCCAGTTTCTAGTCCATGATCCGATGTAACTCCTACTTTTCCAAAGAATTTCTCAACTTTAGAATTTACTTTCTCGAAAGTAGTTGCAAGAGAATGTGCAAATCCAGAATTAGATGCAACATTGTAGAACCACACAGCATCACCAGTTGTGGGGAATCCTAGAGTTGCTATACCAATATAATCTTGTTCAAAATTGATCGCATAGACATCTCCATCAGGCAAAACTTCAGTTCCAACACCAGATGTTGCACCAGCAGCGACTTTTGCCCAAACAAGAGATGTTCCACCAATACCCATGTTGTAAACAAGTTTTTGACCAGTAAAGAACTTATGATTTTTGATATAGATTCTTTGTTGTGGTACAAACCTGTTTTCTATGGTTTGTATTGTACTTAAACCTGTAAGTGGCAACGTATAATGAGTTCCTGTAGATCCAACACCAACTGTTTGTTGTGGATTGAAGTAAGTAATGTAATTTTCAAACGTGTATCTCGTTACAGTTGAATTACCAACAGGGAAAGAGAATTTATTTGGTTTCAATACGACATTATTGGTTCCAGCTGCATGAGTCATGGCAGCACCAACAAAGTTTTCTCTATTTACAAATAATCTAGAGAATTGTTCATCAACACCAGTAACAATGAATTTTTCTGTTCCAATACCTATTGTGTCACTAGGAGCAAACCCAGTTGTATCAGTAACAAAGATTGAGGTGCTTACACCTGTGTTAGTTACGTTATCTAAGAATGTTGTTAAACCTACAGCTCTACTTACAACAGAAACTTTTTTTGTACCATTAAACTCAGTGAACTGAGATGTGTTTATACCACTTATTAGTACAGTTTCACCGTCAATAATATCGTGTGGCTCTGTAGTAACACCTATGATTTCTTTTTTGTTTAATCTAAGTGTAGTATTGACAAATGTTGATATACCTATTTCTACAGTGTCAACTTGCTTTCCTAAGATTTCATTTACAACAATATTTGTACCTGATCCGTTAGTTCCAGTGTTATCCAAAGATAGAGTATCATCTATCTTATAACCATCACCTCTAGCAAATACAGTAACAGATGTAATACCAGCACTTCTAGTTTTTGTAATTTCAAATTCTTGTTTCAGTGCATCTCTAACATCATCTATAAGTTCATAATTAGAATTACCAAATGTTAGATAGTATGGCGATATGTTTCTAGTAAGATTTCTAGAAATAATATCAATGTCTTGGTTGAAGAAAGTTACAAAGTTTTCTTCTATAGGAGTATCTTTAAATTTACTTCCAAGTAGATATGGGTATTTTGGTTTAGCAACACCACTGGAATCTATATCAACACTATAGAAGTAAGCATATGTTCCATCAGGGAACTGTGGAGTCACACAATACCTACCACCGAACTCGTCTAGGTCGCCAGAGTTGTCAAAGATGTAATCATTAACAAAGTATCCAAATGCAAAGCCAGGTGGTCTTAGACCCGATAATATCGCAGTATTAAGAATATACCCCGACTGCAATCTTCTGATAGCACCTCCGTCTGGATTTTGATAACCATATGGGCCATAGATTGGATTACCATCATAAGCAAATCCCAATATTGGAGAGTGGAAAGCATTAGGTGTTTCTAAGTTACCAGAATCGATGTTATCTCCAAGTTGATATCTCAACTTTTGTGGAGGATACATCCCTATAGTTTGTAATTGATATTCTGGGTTTGTACTTGGTTTAGTTAATATAGAATCTTCATCACTGATGATATTTTCATTTTTCTGAACTTGGTTAATTTTCCACTCTTTTATGTTAGCAATAAACTTAGCAGACTTACCTCTGTTTCTTAGATCTAGAGTTGTATCACTACTTTTATATCCAACACCGCCATCAAGGATCTGAACACCTGTTATTCTATTGTTGGTAATAATTGGTCTTATATCAGCAAAGCTTCCTGTAGGACTGTATATGTTGATGTCAGAGTCTTCTCTATAACCTTGACCAGAAGCAAGAATTTGAACATCTACGATAGATCCACCAACAATAATTGGTTTTAGTAAAGCTTGGAATACAATAGTTGATATACCAACATTAGGTCTTCTATGAAAGTCCATGATGTTAGTACAGCCATATCCAATACCACCTTCCTCAAGATATACATTGTCAACTGATCCTAGAACTAGTGGGTCTATCTCAGGTTGTATTACCGTTGTGCTACCAATAGCAGATAAACTTTCAATCTTTACCACTATAGGTGGATACTTTATAGTATGTTTACCAGCGCCCAAACTGCGAATTACAGCGGTTTTATTTTTGTTATAATTCGTAAGATTTCTTTGTGTGGAAACACCAACATCACACAATCTAAATTTGTTATTGTCAATGACTCTTATAGCATACTGAGTTGTTGTAGATAATCCACTTGCAACAGTGCCGTCTGTAGA